AATGAAATTACATTAGCAAACGCTGCTTCAGGATCCAACCCTACACTTACTGCATCAGGCGATGATGCGAATATAGGAATTTCCTTAGCAACTAAAGGAAGTGGAGTTATTAAAGCTGAAGATAGTGGCGGAACAGTTTCTGCAGTTAAAATTGCAGGTAAGGAAACTATGTGGATTCCTTCTTCTGCTATGTATGGATCAGATACTAATGGTGCTGATGCACAACAAGTGGAAACAACAGCAACAAGACCAGACATGAAAGTTTTAGATTTTGATGCGAGCACAGCTGAATATGCACAATTTTCAGTAGGCTTCCCTAAATCATGGGCGGCAGGAACAGTAACTTATCAAGTTTATTGGACGCCTAGTAGTACTAACACAGGAGACTGTATTTTTGGTTTACAAGGGGTGTCGTGTGGCGATAGTGATACTCTTGACGTTGCTTATGGAACAGGTGTCGAAGTCACAGATGCAGGTATAGGAACAGTTGAAGATCAACAAATTACCGCAGAAAGTGGTGCAGTAACAATTACAGCAGCCGCAGCGGGAGAACAAGTATATTTTCAATTATACAGAGATGCAGCCGATGGTAGTGACACCTTTACTGGTGATGCACGAGTATTAGGAATCAGATTATTCTTCACTACGGATTTAGCTAACGACGCATAGGAGTTTACTGTATGAAAAATATAAACGACTTACATACAACAGGTAAGAGTTCAAGAAATATACAATCAAAGAAAACAAAAGGTTTTGGCTATCAAGTTTTAGGATTTGGAGCTGGTGGACCAGGAGCAACATTTATAACAGCAACTGGTGGAACTATTACTTGTTCTGGTAGTTACAAAATTCATACATTTACAGGTCCAGGTACTTTTTGTGTTTCTGCTATAGGAAGTACACCTGCTTGCAATGTAGTCGATTATTTAGTGGTAGCTGGAGGTGGAGGAGGAGCTCCGCAGCACTCTGGAGGAGGAGGCGGTGGTGGTTATAGAACTTCTTATTGCACTCCCGCAGGATCTTTACCTGTTACAGCAACAGGATATCCAATAGCAGCTGGAGGAGGTGGAGCAGGCGGTTCGAAAACGCCTACTTCTACAGACGGAACGAACGGAACTCCTTCAACTTTTTCACCTATAACATCAGCAGGCGGTGGTGGAGGAGGTTCTTGGCCAGGTAGTAATGGTTTAGCTGGTGGATCAGGCGGAGGTGGTTCAACAGGAGCGCCATTTACAACTCCTCCTGGTTGTGGTGGAGCAGGAAATACACCTCCTACAAGTCCTCTTCCTCCTCAAGGAAATGCAGGAGGCGCTGGAACTGTATATACAGTTGGTGGCGGTGGTGGCGGCGGTGGCGCTGCCGCAGTAGGGACAGCTGGACCTGGAGGTCCAGGTCCAGCAGGAAATGGTGGAGCTGGAGCTCAAAATAATATTGACGCTAATAACTACTACTGGGCAGGTGGCGGTGGTGGTGGAAACCATCCAGGCACTGAGGGTGGAGATGGTGGAATTGGTGGAGGAGGCGGCGGTGGAAGTGTTAGTGGTACAGGTGGTCCTGGCGGAGGAAGTGCAATTAATAGTGGTGCAACTGGAGGTGCAGGCGCAGGCTCTGGGTCACAAGGTGGAGTTGGAGGTGATAATTCTGGTGGTGGCGGTGGAGGAGCCGGTAATATTTGTTCACAGGGTGCTACTGGTGGTTCAGGCATAGTAATAATAAGGTACAAATTTAAATAATTATGGCACACTTTGCAAAAATATCAGAAACAAATGAAGTGCTTGCAGTATTAACTGTAGACAATAAAGATGTGCTGAACGCTGATGGTGTTGAAGATGAAACTGTTGGACAAGCATATTTAGAACAACACAATAACTGGCCTGCTCAAATGTGGATTCAAACATCTTACAATACATCTGGTGGTACACATAAAGATGGTAAAACTCCACTTAGAGGAAACTACGCAGGTATAGGTTATACTTGGGATGAAGATAATAATATATTCTATGGTAAAAAACCTTTTGCAAGTTGGGTTTTAAATACTACAACAGCGACTTGGCATTCACCGATTGGTGATGCTCCAGATGATCTAACTGATGAAGAAAAAGCAGCTGGTACTTCTTATGTATGGAATGAAGATACCAAAGCTTGGGATAAGACAACTCCATAATTGATCTAGATCAAATCTTTTTAATCATATTGACATTATAATACCATCCTTTATAAAAGGAAAAGGTATGCAAAAGAAAGTATTATCAGAAATAGGATTATATTACGGCGATGTGACAATGCCAAAATATTGGGAGATAGATCAAAATGAACTAGCTCATCATATTTTACATTCTGACTTAACAAATGAAGAATTTTCATTTTCAAAAACTTTTGATAAATTAAATACTTACATAAGAGAACATATAAATTTAAAATTTAAAATAAGGTTAATTAATAAAAAAACATGGGGTGATATTTATAAACCTCAACAAGTAAGTCCTCCTTTATTAAATATAGATCCTGTGGATCTTAGAAACTCACCTGATTATACTTTACTATATGGTGTTAAAGTTGAAAGTTGTATGGTTAGAATTCACTATGATGATAACAGGAGAAAAGGAAGATCCTGGGATATACCCTTAACCAATAATCAATTTATTATGTTTCCATCTACTAATATGTATTTCATAACCAATAATCAGAAAGATAGTTTGAACTTTGTTCAAACCATAACCTATGAATACATATAAAAATTTTATTGATAAAAAAATTTGTAAACAAATAAATAACACTATGTTAGGCGTTAATTTTCCTTGGTTCTATAAAAAAAATCAAACCGGTAAAGATAGTTCTTTTTTGTTTCATTGTTTTTTTGCAGAAAACAAAATAAATTCTACCTTATATTATTTAATAGAACCATTAGTTAAAAAATTAAACCCATCTAAATTGGTAAACATAAGAGCTAACCTATGCTTAAAAAGACCTATGAAAAGTAATTGGCATTCTGATTTTGACAACTTAAAATCAACACCTAAAAGTAAAACAGCTATTTATTATGTAAATACAAATAATGGCTACACTATTTTTAAAAATAAAAAAATAAAATCTGAGCAAAACAAAATGATTGTTTTTAATGGTGACACTAAACATAAAGTAAAATATCAAACAGACAAGGATACTCGAATAGTTATTAATTTTTTATATGAATCTATCTAATTATTATTGGTATTTTAAATCTGCACTGACACCACGATTCTGTGATGAAGTTATTAAATATGCTTTAGAAAGAAAAGAAACAATGGCGATTACAGGAGGTCACGGTAGGGATAGAGATTTAAATAAAAAACCTTTAAATAAAGATGAAGTTAGAAATTTAAAATATAAAAGAAATTCTGATTTGGTTTGGTTGAATGATACTTGGATTTATAAAGAAATACACCCCTTTGTGCATGAAGCAAATAAAAGAGCTGGTTGGAATTTTGACTGGGACAGATCGGAATCCTGTCAGTTTACAAAATATAAACTTAATCAATATTATGATTGGCATTGTGATAGTCGGGAAGAAACTTATGACCGACCTAAAACTCCTTTTTTGCATGGAAAAATTAGAAAACTATCTATGACTTGTCAATTAACTGATGGTTCAGAATATAAAGGTGGAGAATTAGAATTTGATTTTAGACAATATGATCCACCTCAAAGAGATGAGTCTAAACATTTAAGAAAAGCAACTGAAATATTACCTAAAGGTTCTATTATTGTTTTTCCTAGTTTTGTTTGGCATAGAGTTAAACCAGTAACTCAAGGAGTAAGATATTCACTTGTCGTATGGCATTTGGGTTATCCATTTAAGTAATGCAAATAAACGAATATTTTAACACTCCGATATGGAGTGAGCAAAAGCCAGAGTTTGTTAAATCATTAAATAAAGCTAGTGATAAATATATTAAAGAAGCTAGAAAAACTCAAAAAAAATATATTAAACAATATGGTGATTTTGGAACCAGTTATCATTCAACTCCATTAACACAGGACAATGATTTTATAGATTTAAGAAATTATATAGGTCAAAAATCTTGGGAATTTTTAGATCATCATGGCTACGATATAAAACAATATGTAACTATGTTTTCTGAAATGTGGGTACAAGAATTTTCTAAAAAAGGAGGAGGTCATCATTCAGCTCACATTCATTGGAACCAACACGTTTCAGGATTTTATTTTTTAAAATGTTCTGATAAAACTTCTTATCCTATTTTCCATGAACCGAGAACGGGCGCACGCTGTACTAAATTAAAAATGAAACCAGAATTAAAAGGTATTTTTAATGGTCATGATCTTGTTCATTACAGGCCTCAACCAGGAACATTACTTATTTTTCCTGGTTATTTAGAACATGAGTTTTCTGTAGATCATGGTATAGCACCCTTTAGATTTATTCACTGGAACATAACTGCCATACCTAAAGAGATGGCTAAAGATGTTTAAGAAAGATAAATATTGTATTATTCGTCAAGCTATCTCAAAAGATTTAGCAATTTTTATATACAATTATTTTTTAATGAAAAAACAAGTTTATGATACTTGTCTAAAAGCTAGATATATTTCTCCCTATGAAGTTATACTTGGATATTATGAGGGAGCAAACGAACAGATACCACATACTTATTCTTGCTATGCAGATATCGCTATGGAAACTTTAATGTTGAAGTGTCAACCCATTATGGAAAAGACGACAGGATTAAAATTAAATCCTGCTTATACTTATGCCAGAATTTATAAAAATGGGGATGTTCTTAAAAGACATAAAGATAGATTTAGTTGTGAGATATCTACGACGATGAATCTTGGGGGAGATCCCTGGGCACTTTATCTTGAATCTTCTGGTAAAAAAGGACTAAAAGGAATTAAAGTAGATTTAAAACCAGGAGATATGCTGGTCTATAGTGGCTGTGAACTGGAGCATTGGAGAAACAAATTCAAGGGCAAAGAATGTATTCAAGCATTTTTACATTATAATAATCGCAAGACGCCAGGAGCTAAAGATAATATGTTTGACAAGCGTCCTCATTTAGGACTTCCTTCTTGGTTTAAACGATGATATAAACCCTATGATGGAGACAGTGACTCCACCACATACCTCACTGTCTCCTTCATAAGGATTTTATATGCTACAAAAGATAGGATTTTTACCCGGATTTAATAAACAAATTACCCCTACAGGAGCCGAAGCTCAATGGACTGGAGGGGAAAATGTTCGTTTTAGATATGGCACTCCTGAAAAAATAGGGGGATGGGCACAGCTAGGAGATAAGGCTTTAACAGGTGCGACTCGAGCTCTTCATCAAATGGTTAACAAAGAAGGGATTAAATATTCCATCATTGGAACCAATAGAATTTT